GTGATTTCCCTCCCCGAAACATCAAAATATTTTTTTAGTGCCTCAGATAGCTCGACGGAGCGAAAGTCGGAACGCCTTGCCGATTTCTGGGGCATTAGTTGAAAGAAAACACATTTAAAAGGCGCATGAAAGGCGGTGCAAAATGGCTACGAGCAGGAAAGGAACAACCAGCACAACTTCAACATCGAAAAAGCCCGTAAAAAAGGCAACTTCGAGCAGAAAAACGGTCAAAAAAACGACAAGTGTTAAAAAAGTGGAAAAAAAGGACGATTTTCCACACGTTTTGACACCTGCTGAACAACTCTGTTCGAACGTTCGGGAAGATATCAAGCCGCAGGTCGTTACATTGGCGAATGCGGTCCTTGCGATTCAGGCAAAAATCGAAAAGGAGATCCCGAAATATGGACGGATGAAGCTCGCACAAAGAGTAAAAGTCGGTACCGGAGAGAAGATCATTCGTGCGAATCCTGAGATTCAGGAGTTCAGAGCGACTGTTCGTGATTATGCCACCAGTTTGAACAGCTTACAGATGATCCTGACAGAAAATAAAGCGCCTACGCAGGTTTCTGACATGGATTCACTCATGAAGAAGTTCAAAATAGCGAAGTAATGAAAGTAAAAGAAGCTGCAAAGGTACTACTTGGGTACACGGAGCCGAGGTTATTCACTAAGCCGCTCAGAAAGCTGACCCCGAAGACATCTTTAGGGTTTGCGGCTATTGAATATGCAAGGGTAATTCTCCACAAGGAGTTATATCCTTGGCAGGAATGGGCTCTGATCCATGCTCTTGAGATAGTAGGCGATCTTGAGAAGAAATGGCGGTTTAGATTCCGCACCGTCCTGTTTCTGATATCCAGGCAGAACGGAAAGACAGTTCTCAGCGAGGTATTAGCATCATTCTTCTTGAATTTCCTCGGAGTCAGTTCCATATTCGGGACTTCACTTTCCTTGGATAAGGCAGAGGAAGTTTGGGATGCAACTGTCAAAGATCAGGAAGAGACCCCTGAGCTTGCGGGACAAGTTGAAAAAGTTTCCCGCACTAACGGAAGTAAGAGGCTAATACTCTCAAACAATAGAGTTTATAAGGTTGGAGCACCCACAAGAAGGGCGGGCCGTGGTGATTCGAATGATATGGTCATGCTCGATGAGGTCCGTGAGCATAGAGACTGGGAAACATGGTCAGCGGCGGCGGCTTCAACAAATGCAAAGCCGAACGGAATAATCTTCTGCTTTTCAAACGCAGGTGATCCCGATTCGGTTGTACTCAGACAGCTTCGTAGTCAGGCGGTCGCAATCATTGAGGGAACAGATGCACAGGATTTCGGTGGTGAAGTAGATGCCGATACCTTGGGGCTGTTCGAGTGGTCGGCACCGGACGGAGCTAAGACCGATGATCCCGAAGCACTGGCTCAAGCAAATCCTGCATTGGGATATGGTCGCTTGACTATGAGAGCTTTACTTGCATTAAGGGCAACATCACCCGAGAGCAAGTTCAGATCCGAGTCGATGTGTCAGCAGGTTGAAACGATTCTTCCTGCGCCGTTCCCGGATAAAGCATGGGAAAACGGGGTTGACGAGAAGTCAAACATCGCTCCGGAGTCGGTTTTATATTATGGCATCGACATGTCCGCAGATAGAAGATGGACTACAATAAGCGTTTGCGGACTTAGAGAAGACGGTAATTATCATATCGAGGTAGTAGCGAGAAGAGTCGGATGTGATTGGGCGATTGATTGGTTCAGAACAAGAGCCTTAAGAGGCCCGATGAATCTTTGCTTTCAGGAACGTGGAGCTCCTGTTGCGGGACTTGCAGAGCAGATCTGCACGATTCCGAACATAAACAGGATAGCAATCTCGGGGCCCGACCTGACAAATGGTTGGGGTAGGTTCTGGGATGGTATAGCAGCATCGGTTCCTGAAGAACACAGAGGCGGTACAAGAATATACCACTTGCCTCAGCCTGTTATGGATGCGCCGGCGAAAACAATGCAGTTAAGAAATTTAGGGGGCGGTGTAAAACTTCCCGACCGCACAAAATCCCCCGATGATATAGCTCCTTTATATGCTTGCATCATGGCATTTACGGGAGCAACAAGAACAAGTGAGAAACAGGGGAAGATTTACGAATCGTCATACGCAAGCGGATCATTCCTTGCGTTCGTATGAGGAGCAAAAAGATGGCGTTAATCCAGAGATTTTTAAGAAGATATTTAGGCGAAAGCGATTCATTTTTTAGATTCGAAATAACACCTGCAGCTGTTCCTTCGATTGAGGGACAGGTGCCTAATGAATTGTATGCTTCGCAGGCAAACGTTCAGGCGGTTGTCAGCTTCCTTGCTGATAGTGTTGCTCAGCTTCCGCTCAAAGTCTATGTCCGTGAAGGCGAGACTGACAGAAGAAGAGACAGGACATCCGTAGCCGCAAGAACTCTTTGGAGACCTAACGCAGATCAGACCGAGTATGAGTTCATAAATGCTCTTATGATTGAGTATTTCCTCAATGGAGCAGCTATTGTGTGGCATCTTCCCGATCCGGATTATGAGTCAGGGAATCAGCTGAGGATTATTCCGAGGGCATGGATCGTTGATTCTAATTTTGACACAGCATATTCGCTCAGCAGCATAACCATAAGAGCGAGAGGGAATGCTCCCGCAGTAAAGATTCCCGCAGAAGATTTCACGTTCTTCAAGTATTACATGCCCGGAAAACCCGGTGAATTTATCAGCCCCGTTTCATCTCTTAAGCAGATCTTAAGTGAGCAGATCCAGGCCGATAAGTTCCGCTCCCAGATATGGAGATCATCGGGAAGATTCAATGCTTACATCACAAGACCCAAGGATGTAGCAGCATGGGACGATGAAACCAAGAAGAAATGGGTCGAGGCATTCCGTGAAGGTTGGGGAGCCGGTGGAAGTTCCGCTGGTAAGATTCCTCTTCTTGAAGACGGAATGGAAATCAAGCCTTATCAGTTCAATGCAAAGGAAGCACAGTATGCAGAGACAAAACAGCTGTCCCGTGAGGACGTTGCCGCTGCTTATCATGTAAACCCTTCGCTTATTTGGCACACAAATACACAGACATTCGCATCAGCAAAGGACAACGCAAGAGCACTCTATTCTGATTGCCTCGGACCTGTCCTTCAGATGCTTCAGCAAAGAATAAACACATTCCTGCTTCCGATGCTCGGAGCTGATCCTAATACTTACGTTGTGTTTGACCTTACCGAAAAGCTCAAGGGCTCCTTCGAAGAAAGAGCATCAATCCTTCAGAGTGCTGTCGGCGGTCCTTACATGCTGAGAAATGAAGCAAGAGCAGACATGGATCTTCCTCCTCTTCCTCCTGAAGTTGGCGATCAGCTGATCGTTCCCATGAACGTCAACAACGGAATCGACAATCCCGCAGTAGAGGAAGAAGAAACCGCAAAGATGCGCTTTATCTCAAAGAAATCGAGAGAGAGCACTCACATCAAAGGCAAAGCCACTGACAAAGAGAACGAAGCAGTTTCGAAAGTGATTGAGAAGTTCTTCAAACGTCAGGCAAAGAGCATAATCCCTAAGATCGGAGCGGGTAAAGAATGGTGGGATGAGGTCAGATGGAACAGTGAACTTGCAGAAGACCTTGATCCTGTCATCTTCGAGATTGCCTCAGAACATGGGGCAGAGATAGCCAAGGAGCTCGGCACCGAGTATTACCCTGGCAAAACGGTCAACTACATCAAAGCACTCGCTGAAGGCAGAGCAAAAGCTATCAACTCTGCAACCAAGAAAAAGATAGATGAGGTCATCGAGAGCGATCCTGAAGACCTCGAAGAAGAAATCGATCACGTTTACGAAGTAAGAGAAGGCAAGGATGCAAACCTTCTCGGAATGGCACTTGCAACAGCTGCAACGGGCTGGGCTATCGGTGAAGCGTGTAGACAGGCTAAAGATCAGGGGTATTCAGCAGAGGTTTATAAGACATGGGTAACGGGTGAAAATCCCCGTGAAGACCATGCAATGATGAACGGCGAGACGGTTCCCGTAGATCAGACATTTTCGAACGGTGCCGACTGGCCCGGAGATGACATTCTCGGTCCCGATGGTACCTGTGGATGTAACTGCACAACAGAGATAACCATCACAAGGAGGTAACACAGTGGAAGAAAGATTATATAAGTCATTCGAGCTCAAATCCGATGAGAACGGAATAGTCGAAGGCTATGCGTCAACATGGACGAAGACCCCCGACTCATACGGAGATATCGTCATCAAGGGAGCTTTCACCGAAACTCTTAAGAAGAGAAAAGCGACAGGCCATCCCTTCCCTCTTTGCTTCAATCACGACTTCGATCAGATTATCGGAGCAGTGTTCGAGGCCGAGGAAGATGACTACGGATTGAAGATCAGAGCTTCATTCCTCAACACTCCCGCCGCACAGGAGAAGAGAGAGCTTGTCAAAGAAGGAATCGTTTGGCAGTTCTCCTTTGCATATTCCGTTCTCGGTTCGGAAGCACCCACCGAGGAAGAAAAGAAACAGGGCATTTCCCAGAAGCTCACAAAGCTGGATCTGTATGAGGTATCACTGGTACCCGTTCCTGCAAATCAGACCGCAATCGTCACCGAGATCAAGAATGATGACAATGCAGAGGTCAAGGCAGGCAGAAGAAACAGCGCAAAGGACGAAGAGCTTATAAGAGATGCTATTAGCGCTCTGCAGGCGCTTTTAGATACCGCAGACGAAGATCAGGGAGAGGACGAACCCAAAGCCAACGGGGCACCGGAGGAGCAGAAGGCAAGCAATCCCATGAAAGAAGATCTGCTCACCTACATCAAGTCTATGGAGGAATAGAAAATGAATAAGACTGAAATGCTCGAAGCCAAGAAGGCAGAGCTCGCAGCACTTGCACCCGATATCGAGAACGACGTAGAAGGCGCTCTTGAAAAGGGAGCAGAACTTAAGTCCGAGATCGAGGCTCTTGAAGTCGAGATCAAGAGAGACGAAGAGAAG